AGGGTTGACAAGTGTGTGTGGCTGTGCGCGTACCTATACAGACAAACCAGACAACCAAGGCAACCTCTCCCTTCTATATAGGCAACAAAGGAAGCAACAAGTAGGGTTGTAAATAAAGATGTAAATTAATTGTTAAATAGTGTTGACAAGGTAATTGATTGTGCTATTGTCACTTCAACGGCGCAGGAGAGAGGCGTCACAAACTAAATGAGAATCATTCGCAACAAGGAGCAACACCATGACAAGCACAGCAATGACAGCAGCACTAGACACCCACAACGCTATAAGCAGCAACGATCTAGCGTATCAGTACAGCGTGCAGCACAACGACATCGACAACATGGTAATGGTGTTACGCGCACACGGAAAAGACTACAGCAGAGAAGCAGCGGCTCTGCAGCTTCAAGTAGCCAACAACAACACAGAGGCAGTAGCAATTGACAAAAATACTTTATTGGCAGTGTTGGAAGACGTAAGCAAGAAGCGCACAGCGTATCAGCGCGAAGACTTAGAAGAAAACACAGACTATACAATGGGCAAGTTGATAGCAGCTGACCAGATTATTGAACTGCTGCAAGACACGATAGAAACACTCTAAACACTACAGCGCCTCGAAAGGGGCGCAACACTAAGGAGGTTGCTCAAAAGAACCGCTTATAGCTTCAGAGGGTAAATAGTGCGGCCTTGGTCTTTAGACTTCGCCTATATCGTTCCCCAAAGAAGGCAAGCTAGTACCTTGCTGCTGTAGGCGGTTCTTTTGAACAACAACCGAAACACTAACTAAGGAGAAACATCATGGGCTTTTATCTACTACTACCACTGGCAATAATCGGCAACGCTTTAATCTTTCACGGCGTTGTTGGTTTTCTGTTAGCAACACGCACACACACAATATCGCTACGCAACAAGCGATCAGACAGAGCATACAAGACTTGCATGGCAGGCGCTTTGCTAGTAGTGTTCGCAACATCACTCACTTTTATCACATGGGCATAAGACTATGAAACAGACAATCAACTTTTACGACTTCCAAAAAGCATTCCAAGACTTACGACCTAACAACTTTAGCTATGAAGGCTTGCGCGCCTTGTTCGATTATATAGAAGAGATAGAAGACACACACAATGAAGAGATGGAGCTTGACGTTATAGCGCTGTGCTGCGACTTCACAGAGTACGCTAACGCTGAAGAGTACGCGAGAGACTATAGCGACGACTTGGAAGACAACCTAGCAGCAACGAGCGACAGCGGCTCACTAATCGTTTACACACACTAAGGAGCGCGACAAATGAACACACACGCAACAGTTACGATTAGAAGCATCTACGGACAGGACAGAATCTACCCAGAGAACGACACAGCAATGGCACTGGCTGCCTTGCTAGGCTCTAAGACGTTCACACGTGAGCAGATTGCCAAGGCTAAGGAGCTAGGCTACACATTTGAGATTAAAGCACCGGAGGTGACATTATAATGTTCTATTCAACGGCAGGTGCAGCACGCACCACAGAAGGCGCTTTTAAGGTACAGCAAGCACAACAGCTGAAGAAGTTGCTTAAACGCTCGCAGCCGTATGGTAAAGGCACACAGCGCGACATAGACAGGCTCGTTGAAATCCTTGGCCCATTTGGTGAGGGTTTGTACAAGCTAGCACTGGAGCGAGCGCCTCGTGAATAACTCAATAACCGTTACACAAGCGCTGACGCTTGCTGTGCTAGCACCGAAACACTTTAAGACTTTAATGGAGAAGACCATGCCAATATTTGACCAGATAGAGTATGCAATACAAGAAGCGCATTGGTGCGCTGACCATTATGACGAGAAGCAAGTTATTATAAAAGCGGGTGACAAGTTCGGCGTGAAGCCGTACAGTGACCTAGTCAATTCAGACATAATACTGGAGATAGTGACCAATGCTTAACCACTTATTAGATCCACCTGATGACTTGATGTTATCAGACCACGAAGTAGGCGTGCTTGAAGAAGCCACAAGAGAAGAAGCAGCACACAGGTTGTGCAACAATTCCCAGTTACTGTGGGAAGCTCTCGGCCCTGACGCACTGCCTAACAATCAACGATTAGCAATAGACCTTGAACGCGAGATAGCTTTCTGCGTTGTCAATGCTCACTATGAGAAGCTAGGCAGGTTGCTTGCAGGGCTTGCAATGTCCTACGCCTACCGCTGCGCTGAAGACGAGATAAACGATGATTGGGCTAATTACATTAGATTGACGGAACAGGAGGAAGAGTAAGTAGAGCAATAGCAGCTGCTGCTCGGTAGGGACTTCACCGGCGGCGCTGACAATCGGAGCATATCACGGATTTAACAAACTGTAAAGAGGTTATTATGGAACAATTAGAGATGTTAGAGACGACAGAGCTTTTGTCATGCATTACGTGCAAAGAGACAAAACCTGTAGAAGGTTTCAACAGAGACGTGACCAGAGGCAAGCGAAGGCACTACAGATCGAATAAATGCAGGAGCTGCGAGAAAGCTAGGAATGTTGAGTATTATGCAACAAACAAAGAGTATAGAGCGCGCAAACGGAAACGCGCGAAAGCTAACAACGCTCACGCGAAGGTTTTTGATGCGATAAAAAAAGGAAAGCTAACAAGAAAGCCCTGCGAAGTCTGCGGAGATGAGAAAGCAGTCGCGCATCATGACGACTACGCCAAGCCTTTGGAAGTGCGTTGGCTGTGTCACAGCCATCACAAACAATGGCACGTTAAACACGGCGAAGCCTTAAACGCCTGCACAGTCAGACACTGGACACCACCGACAAAGGAGCTAGAGCTATGAGTTGGCGATTAACGAGTGTACTACGTAACGGCTTCGGACTTGACCTGTCGCTGTTGCCGCACGAGGACTTATTGTGCGAGACAGAGGACGGCGAGGAGGTAGTGATTACAGTATCCGGCTTTGAGCTACTGCTGCCGCTTGTGTCCATCCAGTTAATTGAGGTTTTGTATCATGAGTGACATTGTAGAAACTAGACTGCCCTGTGACGATTGCGGCAGCTCTGACGCTAAAATACTGAACAGCAACAGCTCCACTTATTGCTATTCGTGCAATAAATACACGCCACCGACAGGAGACGGAACAGCAATAGCCGTGAGAGTACCAGAGAAGCCGCTGACAGGCTCTGAAGGCTTTGACGCTACCCTTGCCCTACTTGCTACACAAAACTTCGTAGGAGTCCCTGAGCGAGGTCTGAGCGCTGCTACGCTGAAGAGCTACGGCGTTGTGATTAAGAGTGGGCAGGTTGTTTATCCGTATTTTGAGCCGACAGAGCCAACTTCACCAGTGGCGGCTAAGATTCGCTACCCTGACAAGCGTTTTCAGACTAGCGGCGAGTGGGCTAGTGGCGGCTTATTTGGGCAGCAGCTATTCTCTAAAGGCGGCAAGTATATAACTGTCACTGAGGGTGAATATGACGCGCTTGCGGCGTATCAGATGATGGGCAGCCAGTATCCTGTTGTGAGTATACGCAACGGCGCAGGCAGCGCGTTAAAGGACTGCAAAAAGCACTACGAATGGTTAGACAGCTTCGAGACTATAGTTGTCTGCTTTGACGCTGACGAGCAAGGCGTGAAGGCAGCTGACGAGGTTGGGCAGTTGTTCGGCGGCAAAGCTAAGATTATGAAGCACGCCAAGGACTACAAAGACGCTTGCGACTATTTAGCTGAAAATGATTCGCAAGTGTTTACTAAGCGTTTCTACGGTGCTGAGAAGTTCGTACCTGACGGTATAGTTTTAGCGTCTACGCTGTGGGACGAAGTTAACACGCCTATGGAGGTTGCAGAGGTGACCTATCCGTTTAACGGCATCAACGACCTAACTTACGGAATAAGACCCGCTGAGCTTGTCACTGTGACGGCAGGTAGTGGACTTGGTAAGTCGCAGTTCGTCCGCGAAGTCGTGTGGCAGGTGTTGCAGAAGTCTAGCCACAATATTGGCTTGCTGTTCTTAGAGGAAAGCATACGTAAGACAGGCTTGTCGCTCATGTCTCTAGCAGCCAATAAGCAGCTGCACCTACCAACAACGGTAAGCACTGAAGAGGAACGCAAAGCAGCCTTTGACAAGACGCTAGCCAATGATCGCCTGTACCTGTTAGACCATTTCGGTTCAACTGATGTAGACAACATTGTCGGGCGTGTGCGTTACATGGCTAAAGCACTGGACTGCCACTACGTCTTCCTAGACCACGTTTCCATTGTTGTGTCGGCACAGTCTAACCTTGACGAGCGCAAGGCATTGGATGAGATAATGACAAAGCTGCGGATGCTTGTGCAGGAGACAGGCATTGCTTTGTTCGTTGTTAGTCACTTGCGTAGACCTGAGAGCAAGGGTCACGAGGAAGGCGCAGCAACGTCCTTGTCGCAGCTTCGTGGAAGCGCGTCTATTGCACAGCTTAGTGATATAGTGTTAGGGCTTGAGCGTGACGGACAGGCTGAGGACATGATTACACGCAACACCACGACTGTGCGTGTGTTGAAGAATCGCTTCAGCGGCGAGACAGGGCGTTGTGCTGATCTGTTGTATGATAAAGACACTGGTAGAATGGTTGAGACTATGTTTAAGGAGGAAGGGTTATGATGACTAAAGAAAAATCTTGTGGGCTTTGTCCTGCACGTCTTCGGTTTAGTGAGCCTGCTCTGTGTCCTAAATGCACAGAGTTGGTTGCAATGCTAAATCGCCTGTGGATCGTCAGAGACAAAGGAGACAGCAAATGAAGTGCATAGCTTGTGACACATTATTGACAGACTACGAAGCCACGCTAAGAGATACTGACACGCTTGAGTACGTTGGTGAGTGCTTAGAGTGTATTAGGAATGCTAACAACGTGTTTGGCTTGCAAGAACGCCTAGACCTTAAAACAATACACGACATTGACTTGGATTTGGAGTAACAGTATGTCTATAGCAGCAGTTGGAGACGCAGTAAGGGTTTGTGGCACAGTTTATCAAACAGAACGCGCCACTGTCTTAGAAGCACTTTTAGATGACGATGGGCTATACTACTGGGTAGTTGGAGGAGACAATAAACTCTTTACAGTCCGTTTTGAAGAGTGCATTGAGTCAACTGGGTATACAGCGAGAAAGAAACAACATCTTAGTCTTAGTACGCCTTGTAAACCTGATGACGATCCTTATTTGGATGACGATGGTTTTACTTTCGGGCTTTGTAGAATTTGTGGCAATCCTAACGAAGTTTTTGAAAACTACTGTACTTGTGGATAAATATGTTAACAATTGATATAGAGACAGACATGAAACACAGCACTATCTGGTGTGCTTGCGCTGAGGATGTCGCTACAGGTGAGACGACTGTACACACCGAAGCTAAGACGCTACAGGCGTTGATAAACAAGCACGACAGCATTCTAACGTATAACGGCTTAGGCTTTGACGTTCCAGTGATGGAGGCAGTGTGGGGCATTAGTGTAGAAGGTAAGCAGCACGTTGATGCTATGGTGCTGTCTCGCCTGTTCAACCCTGCACAGGCAGGTGGTCACAGTTTGCGGAGTTGGGGCGAGCGTCTGGCGTACCCTAAAGACGACTTCACCGACTATGACGGTGGCCTGTGTGAGGAAATGATTACTTACTGCAAGCGTGACGTTAACCTAACCACTAAGGTTTATAAGACAGTGACTGCTGACCTTGAGAAGGCTAAGTTCACACAGGACGTTATAGACCTAGAACACGCTGTGACGGCTGAGCTAGAGTTGCAGCGCAGTAATGGCTTTAAGATTAACTTACCAATGGCTAACGAGCTTTACAGCAGGCTGACGTATCGTATGCGTAAGGTAGAAGAGCAGCTACAGGCTGAGTTTCCTCCTATCGTGACAGAGCGTTGGTCTGAGAAGACAGGTAAGCAGCTTAAAGACAATGTAGAAGTGTTTAACGTGGGCAGTAGACCGCAGATAGCTAAGAGGTTGCAGAGTGTTGGTGTTAAGTTCACTGACAGGACTGAAGGCGGCGGCTACAAGATAGACGAGAACGTGCTAGAGGGCATTGACAATCCTTCGGCGCAGCTTGTTGCTGAGTATCTTCTATTACAGAAAAGAGCTAGTCAGGTAAGCTCATGGCTAGAGGCTGTAGCAGATGACGGCAGAGTGCATGGTCGTGTCTTTAGCAGCGGTGCAGCAACAGGCAGGATGACGCATATATCGCCTAACATGGCTCAAGTGCCTGCAACACGTAAGGCACACGATGGCATGACACCAGTGCAGAAGCTCAAGGCTGAGCTAGGCGGTCAGTGTCGAGCTTGTTGGACTGTAGAGCAAGGCAACAAACTAGTGGGTATTGATGCGTCTGGTCTTGAATTACGGATGCTAGCCCACTATATGAAGGACAAGGACTACGTTAGCACCATCTTAGACGGCGACATACACAGCGCCAACCAAGCAGCGGCAGGACTTGAAACACGCGACCAAGCTAAGACGTTCATCTACGCATTCCTGTATGGTGCAGGTGATGAGAAGATAGGCAGTATCGCAGGCAAGGGCGCGAGACATGGGAATAAACTCAAAAGAGACTTCCTTGACAATATACCATCGCTAAAAGCGTTGAAGGAGTTAGTAGAGAAGATAGCAGGAACAGGCAGTCTACCTAGTTTAGACGGCAGAAGGATACGCATACGCAAGGCTTATAGTGCGCTAAACTTCCTCTTACAAGGAGGCGGCGCAGCGCTTATGAAGAAAGCATTGTTGAACGGTGTCGAGAGTCTTAGAGAGCAGAACATACCTTTTAAGATGGTCGCCAACGTACACGATGAGTTTCAAGTAGAGACGCCAGAGGCTTACGCCAAGGCTGTAGGACTACACTTTCGTAATGCGATACGCAAGGCAGGTGAGGACTTTGATCTTCGTTGTCCTATGGATGGCGAGTTTAAGATTGGAGATAATTGGTCAGAAACTCATTGACTTACAGCAACATTTAGTGGTAAAATCCACAAACCTTAATTAGGAGAAATACTATGCAACAAGCAAAACCAACAATCCTCAAGACAACTCTATTCTGGGCGAACCTGTCT